GAGGGTACTACCCTCTGATCATGTTTAAGACACGATCACCTTACGGCGTTTCATGCTGACGGTGCCGTACCGTGCGCTTCGCACCAAGTGATCTTCATCAGCTATGGCTGGACTAAGGAAATCCAGTTTACCAGCGTTCTGCGCTGGCCTGAGGAAGAACTTGAGCAAGGCGTTGTAACCATCCAAAGCATCTGATTTGTAGACGGGGCTAGGAGCCCAGACACGCCGAAAAGGCGCCTGGTATCTCTTAGACCATCCGTCTACAGTCACTTGCTTTTGGAATGATACAAGGCCAAGCCCCTGGTCCGATTGTTTCTTGATCGGGAGTTTCCCGATAACAGACTCAACGACTTCACGTATGAAGCTCGCCGTCTGCCAGAAACCTTTCCTGTAGAACAGGTTACAGGTCTCTACCCAAGAAATAATCGAGGATGCATCGCGCTTGTTTCTCGGAGCAAGGCGGCGTATGTAGGTCGGAGTTACCTCCGAACCGTTATACGCATCCATGCCACAAGACTCTCGGAACAGTCCGTTCCAAAAGCTCTTGTTTTTGTTGACCTTGCAACCAAAGTTAGCAAGAGTCTGAGAAACAACTTCAGCAGCATTTACGGGAACGAGTATATCGTCACCGTAAACGTAGACGTCTCTGAGAAATCGAGTGACTTCTCGGAGACTCACGGGCACGTTCGTTTTCTTGAAGAGGGCCACAAGTACGATCGTCAGAAAGTACATGGCTTCAACAGGAAAACAAACAGCCGATCCCATAGACGCAAACTTCCGAAGAGAGATTACTCTCCCGTCAGGAAGGAGCGCCCTCGTACTTCTGCATGCTTCAAGAGCTCCCTTCAGAGAGGGGAGATTTGAGAACATGCGAAGTGCAAGTTCACAGGATACCCTGTCACTTGCCGCAGAGAGATCTAGCGTTGCTAGTCTTCTATCTCTGGACGAGGTCAATGCCAATCGTCTGTTTATAGACTGGTCTGTGAAGTTCACATGACCACCTACAAGAGACGAACCTTCGATTTTCTCGACGAGATATCGAAGCAGAGCCTGTTGAGTGTATTGGTTACACACAGGTTCTATGGCAATGACTCTGGGAGTCTTCAGCGTCTTCGGAACGAGAGTAACCCTTACGGGTGGTTCGTCCGAAGGTGAAATGAGGTCTATATCCTCTAACCCTTCTTCCATATGGTTCACCGAAGCGAACGCATATGAGTCGAGGGGAAAGTAGGGTTCTAGACGCTCATGCCACGACTGTATCACATATTTCTGGTTTCCAGAGATATGCTCTACAGTCGCCCCAGGGCCATGTTTTGGAAGCAAGTCTGCCGTCTGGAGCTCAGCTCCATCAGGAAAGACGAGCGGCCAAAGCGTAGTGGAGACTTGATCAAAAAGCTCAAGATCTTCGCTAGGCACCTGGAGTTGCTGAAGGTCGGCTTCAATTTGGACGAACTGATCGATAGCTGCCTTTTCACGACGTGTCGTGCAAGGTAGCAAGACCTTCTTGAATGCGAAGCAAATTTGCCTCACTGCCAAGACGGCCTCAAATCGGTCAGAATCCAAAAGGATGCCAGTGTCAGCGTCGAACACGAGCCCCGTGAAACCCGACAGGAATGCCGGGAGACCACGCCTCTTCTTGAAAGCCTTGAAGAGGTTGGGGGTTACGCACTTTTGGTCGAGAGCTCTTTCAAAATCTCCACCAAATGCGGGAAGGGAAATCGTGAGAAACGAGATCCCCTCGTGCTGGGTGCGCGACTTGATAGTATCAAAGTCGCGCACCACGCTGCGGACGTCTGCTGAGCACATGGCCGCCGCATCCATGAGGATACGACGAACCAACTGGAGTAAGAGGTCACTTTCGTGGCTTTTCATGGTTCCACTCCTACGGGTGTGGGAACCAGTCCAACCATGCGGCACCGATGTGCCGAGATCCTCCTACACCATCCAGCAGATGCTAGCTCTCAGAGCCCAGGACCTTGGCAACATTGCCAGCGGTCAGCCAGGCCTTGAGAGCATCGACAAGGTACGTCAGCTCGGAGTCGGTGAAACCGACTTCGGGCTCGGTGATGACCAGATGCACGGATGCAGTCTGGTAGGCATTCACCGCGGTGAGCGGGTCAGCAGCGATTTTGCGCTGCTCCAGCTTTACCATACGACGGACACGCTTCTTGGCCACCTGATGCGAGACGGCAAACTTGACGTCAGCATCGGCGGTGGAGTAAGTCGCGTTCATGTCGCCGGCGGAAACGCGGGCGCAGGACTTGGCGATGGCATTGATGGTGATGGTTTGAGGATCGGTAAACATGGTTGACTGAACTCCAGGTTATAAGGTTTGTTCATCCCAAAATGGGTGTGCCGTGGGCGATCTTGCTAAGCAATGGATCTCAATATCACACAGGAGGCCGAAGCATCCTGGGTGTTTTTGAGATTCCAAGTGCGGCGAGGATCGACCACTGCCGAGCGTCGAGAGACGCAGGCATCGGCAATGCCAAGCCAAACGGATGCGCCGGTAACCGTCCTTTCGTCGTCTGTTCTGCAGTCGTCGATAGAGAGACGGAACCACCTCTGCCGAAATAGGCAGTGGCTTCGTAATGGGTCGTGGTTTTCCACGTCCCCATCACGTAGGCGTACTTGGTAGCGAGGTTGTCGGCTGCCCCATCATTGAGGAAAGACAGAGTCTTCCCTACAGGCTGGGTCCAATCGATCAACCAAGACCAAGGAATCAGGTTCCAAAATACATCAGGCGTGAAGGTGACTCCGTACAACTTGCGGATCGTGTGGTATGGTATCCTACTACTTTCCAATTCCGGAATATAGTAACGATAACATCCCTTGAACCACACTTTGTACTCGGTTGTCACACGCTTGGTGTATAATGGGACGCGAGTGTAACAAGGGGTCGGGAGGATAGGATACAGTACGCCGTAATCATCGGCCATCGGTATTACCTGAGTCTCCTTACCACTTGCTACCTTGCCACCGCGCCTTCGCCATTGATTGTTGTTGGTTCTAAGCTCTTTGAGCTGTTGTTCCAACTCCTGGAAAAGCTTTGTCATTTCCAGTACATCACGGACGAAGGGGAGCCAACCAAACTGGTACGACAGATAATTCCTAGAACCTCCTAGAAGTTCCCCACCAAAGGTCGGGGTCTTCGTTGAACCTGGTCGTATGTACTTCCAGGTTTTTGAGAAGATTGCTAGGCTGTCGAGCAACAATTTGGGCAGTTCTTGGAGTTCTCCAAGGAACACGCCCAAAGATGCTTGGCTCTTCCCAGGCTTGAACTTATGCCAAGCTGGCGCGGCGTAGGGAAGTAGTGTGCCCAAACAAGTATCTGGCATCGAGATGCTAGATGGAATCTTGTTAGACACAAAACGCCCTTTGTACCGGTAGACACCGGAAGCAGAACCAACGTTCACACCAGAAGTGGTGGGATTGTGGATTTCTACTTTTCGGATGTCTAGAGCGGATCCATAATCAGCACGAGACTTAATCGTTGTCTTCTTACGACCCTTCGAGAAGAAGGCGTGCGTACGATCGACGCAGATGTCCCGCTGCTTTAGGATCTCGCTACTATAGACGGACTGAGAAGAGATAATCTTCCCATTCCAGGTGTCTATAGTCTCAATGGTACCGAGTCTTTCCTTTGGATAGACGAGATACCGTGAGCGCCGGCGAAGGTTTCCCATAACCTGACTCTCCGAGTTAGCAGAGCCATAATGGCAGCAGACGAATCCGCTGGGACCCCTCGAAGGAG